TAAAGGTAATATCGGGGACGCTGGCGGCGTTGCCGTTTATTGTTTACAAGAGGTCGGGCAAGGGCAAAGACCGCGCTATGGAGCACCCTGTATATAAGCTGATACATAATCGGCCTAACGAGTTTATGGATGCTTTATCATTCATGGAGACCAGGCAGGCCCAGGTTCTTACATTCGGCAATTCATACGCAGAAATTCAAAGGGACGGCGGTGGTAGGCCGATTGCGTTGTGGCCTTTACTTCCCGATAAGACAGAGCGGAAGATGAGCAAGTTGGGAGTTCCGTATTATGAGGTTAAGCAGAATGCCGGGGAGACTGTCGAGCTGCCGGATTATAACGTACTGCATATCAAGGGACTGGGATTTGATGGCTATACGGGATACAACGTAGTTGCATACCACAAGGCGGCGATAGGTTATGGAATCGGAGTTAAACAATACGGGGCGAGGTTCTTCGGTAATAATGCTAATCCGGGCGGGGTATTAGAGCATCCAGAGGTATTAGGTGACGAAGCGTTAAAACATCTTAAAGAGTCTTGGAATAATAGGCACAAGGGCTTGGATAACGCTCACAGGCTTGAGATTCTCGAAGAGGGTATGAAATGGCATGAGGTTGGGGTATCGCCGGAGCAGGCACAGGCGTTGGAAGTGCAGAAATATACGGTTGACGACTGTTCGAGGATATTTAATATCCCTCCGCACAAAATCGGCTCGATGGACAGGGCGACCTTTTCGAATATCGAGGAGCAGAATATTGATTTTGTCAATCAGACGATGCTTTATTGGTTTAAGAAGTGGGAGCAGGAGTGCAATTTCAAGCTGTTTACACCGGCGGAGCAAAAGGTTCTATTCTGCGAAATCCTCGCCGATGGGTTGCTTAGAGGCAATACAAAAGCAAGATATGAAGCATATAACATCGGCAGGAACGCAGGATTCTTATCTGTGAATGACATCCGGGAAAAGGAAAACATGAACGGAATTGGGGAGGATGGTGACATTTATCTTGAGCCATTGAATATGAAACCTGCGGGAAGTGAGCCGGAGCCGGTAGTTGAGCCTATGCCGGACGATGAGCCTGATGATGATGTTCGGTTCGCACATAGGGATATGTTGACTACACAGATTTTGAGGGTAATGCGGAAAAAGTACACAGGAGATAAAGCTAAAAGGGAGTTTGCTAATACGATTCTATACGAGCCTGCTATGGCTTATGCGAGCTTAATAAATGGGAATGTTAATGTTACTGAATGTTTACGGGGAGTAATCGAAGACATAATCAATGAAAGATTTGGCGAGTCGAGTGCATTTTTGGCCGCCGATAGAATTTTAGACAAAATAGGAGCTTACAATGGCTAAAGAAATCGAAAATATGGAACGCAGAATATTGTCGGTCGAAGATGTCGAATTGAGGGTTTCGGACGATGAGAATCCTAAAATCACCGGATATGCAGCGAAATTCGGCAAATGGTCGCTGGATTTGGGCGGATTCAGGGAGAAAATCAAGTCTGGCGCGTTCGATGAAGCGTTAAAAAGAGACGATGCTGATGTTCGGGCGTTAAAGAACCATGACTCAAATCTGATACTCGGAAGAACGACAAGCGGGACGTTAAGACTCAATACTAACTCAGTTGGTTTACAGGTCGAGATTGACCCGCCCGATACGAATACAGGCAGGGATACGGTCGAGGAAATCCGGCGCAAAGATATTACAGGGATGAGCTTTGCATTTACGACTGCCGAGGACGATTGGAAGTATCTCGAAGATGGCAATGTTGAGAGAACGATTATTAAAGTCGGCGAGTTATTCGATGTCGGGCCGGTAACATATCCGGCGTACCCAGACACATCCGTTGCGGCAAGGTCAATGGATGCCTACAAGGAAGAGGTCGAGCAGGAAAAAAAAGAAATTGAAACAGTAGTCGAAAAGACTGATGAAGAAATTAAAGAAGAACGTAACCGCAACCGTGAAATCGAGCGAAAGTATCGATTAGCGGGGCGGATAATTAATCGCAATAAGCCAGCCTAAGTTTGGTTTATTGACCGGCCAAAGTTCGGAATAAACAAGAATACTAAAAATTTAGGAGTATAAAAAATGAAAGTTTTACAGATAAGGGAAGCGGCAGTAGCTGAGGCCGAGGCCGCTCAGACAATTAAAGACGTATGCGACCAAGAGGCAAGGGGATTGACCCATGAGGAAGCAGAGAAGTTCGATGCCCACTTGAAGGAATCCGAGCGGCTGGAAGGCGAAGCCAATCGTCAGGAAAAACTGGAACGGGCGATGGAGCGTCTTAATGCCCCGGCAGAACGGGTGGTAACTCCCGAACTTGCCAACGGTGCAAGGATTGAAGTTGCGGCAGGTCCGAAGCTGTTCCGTTCAGGCCAGTTGCGAGCTTTCAAGGGCAAAAATGCCGATGCTGACGCTTATACCGCTGGCAAGTTTTTGCTTGCTACGGTAATGGGTAATGCCGAAGCCCGCCAGTGGTGCAGGGACCACGGAGTCGAGCTTCGTGTCCAGACAGAGGGAGTAAACGCAGCCGGTGGCTTTGTTGTTCCAGACGTTATGGAACGGGCAATAATCGACCTGCGGGAGACTTACGGCTTTTTCAGGGCTAACGCAAGACGGGTTCCGATGTCAACTGACCACATGCTGATTCCCAGACGGGCGGGCGGCGTAACGGCTTACTTTGTTGGCGAGTCAGCGGCAATCACTGAATCTGATAAGAGTTGGAATCAGGTTGAGTTGACGGCAAAGAAACTCGGCGCATTGACGAGGATGAGTACCGACTTATCCGAGGATGCGATTATCAATATCGCTGACGATTTGGCTTCAGAAATGGCCTATGCTTTTGCGGCCAAAGAAGATGCCTGTGGTCTTGACGGCGATGGGACTCTCACTTACGGAGGCATGACAGGTTTGCGGGCTTTGTTTGTCGATGGGACTCACAATGCAGGCTATCACGAAGGCACTTCGGCTTGTACGGCATGGTCAGATATTACTCTGGCGGATGAACTCATAACGATTATGAGTATGGTTCCGACTTATGCTCTGGCTAACGCAAAATGGTATATCAATCCGGCTGGCAAGGCGGGAGTATTCGATGCCATAGCTTTAGCTGCCGGTGGTAATACCACAAGAGAAATAGGCGGCGGTGCGAATATCGCATCATTTGGAGGTTATCCGATTGTCGTATCGGCTTCGATGCCTACAGCTCCGACAAACGATACGGTTTGCCTGATGTTTGGTGACCTGACTAAAGCTTCGACCTTCGGAGACAGACGGGGCATCACTCTTCAAGTATCTGCCGACAGGTACATGGAATATGACCAAATCGGCATTAAGGCAACAGAGCGTTTCTGTATCGTCAACCATGACATCGGTGATGGAACCACCGCAGGCCCGTTGGTAGCATTGACCGGCAATACCTAACGGATAAGGGTCTGGTTAGTAATAGGCGTTAATTGAAAATTGAATGAAAATTAAGTTATAGGAGTACATATTATGAATCCCGCAGAAAGTAAAACTGCTTTAATTATTATGCCGCAGACACTTGCGGCGGCATCGACTACCCAAGGGTTTATCGATACCAAAGGTTACGACTATTGCACTATCGATTTTATTGATGGTTCAATAGCAACGGCGGCAACCGCATTGACGTACTTGCAAATATCTGAGGCTGAAACAAAGGCCACCGTTTACACAGAGGGTACGGCTATCCCGGCACTAACGGGAGCGGCGGCTGTAAGTACCTCGGCGGGTTTTGTCCTGCCCGCACCGTCAACGAGTACGGTCGTTAAGACGGGTTGTAATTACCGCTTCAATATCGACCTCAAAGGACGGATGCGGTATTTAGCGGTGTTGCTGACACCTGCTCACGCCTCGTCTTTTTGTGCTGTTGCACATTTGTTCAGGACGAATGATGGAAGGAATGCCAATGCGCTGACCTCTCCCATTACGAATAGTGCCGAGGTTTATCAGAGCCATTTAGTCGTAAACGCATAAGTTGTTAATTATCCCGGCTCGGAAACGGGCCGGGGTATTCTTTAAGATTTAATCTGGAGAGATTATGAAGAAAAAAATGAGTAAGAAGAAAACAGAAAAGCCGGTAGTTGCCCTGACGTTGGAGGAACGCATTCTGGCGATTCCATTTTGGTATCATAAGATTGAGTTGCCTGATGGCGTTGTTACTCCGGGGTGTAGTCCTATACTTGCCCGCAAGTACGGCATTCCTGACGATATGACGGGCAAGAGGGTTCTGGACATCGGGGCATGGGACGGATACTGGACTTGGGAGGCGTTGAAAAGAGGGGCGAGTGAGGTTGTTGCGATTGACGATTTCAGCGATAACCTTGGTTCATTAACTAAAGAGCAAAGGCTGATGTGGGAACCTTTCGATTTGTGCCGGGAGGAGTTAGGGTTTAAGGAGTATGGAGCAGACCCAATGGGAACTATTATTACCGATAAAGCGGTGATACAGAGTGCCATAGAAGGGGGATGGGTAAACGATAAGGGGCAAAGAGTTTGCCGAATCCAGATGTCAGTTTATGACATTGAGCGTCTTGGCCATTTCGACATCGTCTTTTTCTTCGGAACGATATACCATTTGAAGCACCCATATAAAGCACTTGAGATAATATCGGATATTTGTGATGGCGAAATATATATCGAGTCGGCAATCTGTGACGATTTTTCTCCATACCGGGGAGGGTTGAATAAGGGTTATGCTAATAATGATATGGTAATGGAATTTTATCCCGAAGACCAGTATGCCAGAAATGAGAATAATTGGTGGGTCCCTACTCTGCAATGCTTGGGGAAAATGGTTGAGTCGGTTGGGTTCAAAGGAATCGGGGCGTGGGCATTAACTCCAAAGCCGACTGTGGCTCCGCATCTCAGGGGTTTTGTATGCGGCTCTAAATCCGGCTCGATAAATCCGAACTGTATAAGATTGATGCAAGAGGAGGCCGGAAGCTTTCCGAAGCCGTTGAATGTTGCCGCTGTAATGTCAGTTCCGAGATTGGGTTTTATGGATAACCACTTCTGCGTAATCCAAGGAATAGTAAAGTATCAAATACCCATAATAAATATGCAGGGTGCGTTATGGGGGCAATGTCTGGAACGGGGAATGGAGAATCAAATTGATACGGGTGCGGATGTCATTCTGACTATCGATTATGATACGGTGTTCACGCCGGAAGATATTGGCGAGCTTATCCGATTGATGACGGAGCATCCAGAGGCGGATGCTATTGTGCCGGTTCATGTGGGGCGCAATGAGATGGCTTCTCTAATGTCTGTCAAATCGCCGTCAGGTCGATTGAGAAAGTGTGTACCGAAAGAAGAATTTGAGCCGGAATTAACGAGAATATTCTCAGGTCATTTCGGATTAACTATGTTGCGGACTTCCGCACTATTAAAGATGCCGCATCCTTGGTTCTTGGGTGTGCCTAATTCTGACGGAAGATGGGAAGAGGGCAGAATTGACGATGATATATACTTCTGGAAGAAAATGGAGGATTGCGGGCTTAATGTATATTCGGCAAACAGGGTGACTTTAGGGCATTTGGAATTGATGGTGAGTTGGCCCAGTAGCGACCTCCAATCAGTACATCAGTCAGTCAAGGACTATAAAAGTAACGGTAAACCAGAAAACATTTGGAGATAGAACAATGGCAGATAAATATATCTATGTAAGAATGATTAAACAGTGGAGCAGATTCGTACCCGGTGACGTTGTAAGGTTCGGGTGGAATAAGGGCATGGGGCGTATCAATGCGGGCGAGGGCGAAAGAGTGCCTAAGCAGGATGCGGTCAATGGCCCGAGTAAAGAAGATATGGCACTTGCCGCCCTTAAAGCCCAAAGGCGCGTTGAAAATGCGATGGCGGAGCCGAAGGCGGAGAAGGCGGTTGTAACTCCGATAGCGGCACCATTCGCAAAGGCCGAAGTTCAGGCGAAGGCAAAGAAGAATAAGAAAGGTGGTAAACCATGACAGCAGCGGCAGGAGTCGT